TCGAGATGGAGCGCTTTACTGGCGCAAAACCATCTCAACAATGGCACGAGCCGGAAGAAAAGCGGGATGTACAAATAGCAGAGGCTACCTTGTTGTTGGATTAAATTACAAAAAGTATCTGATTCACCGTCTCATCTGGGTAATGCACGGAAATGATCCGGTTGCGGTGATTGATCACATTAACGGCAATACCACGGACAATCGAATTGAAAACTTGAGGGCATCCACTCATACAGAAAACATGTGCAACGCCAAGCGGTCAAGGCGCAACACGTCTGGAATAAAAGGCGTGTCGTGGAACAAGTCCTCAAGGAAATGGATAGGCTCCGTTTGGTACCAACAAAAAATGTACAAAACCCCTGCTTTTGAGATTAAGGAGCAGTGCGCTGAGGCCGTCAGGATGTTGCGACTGGAACTGCACGGAGAGTTTGCTTGTCATGGTTAGACCGCTCACCCCACTATCGAACAAGACTCGTGTGGCAGTGAATACGATGACTGACCTCTCCTCCGCCGCGCAACAGGTGTTGGATGCGTTTATGGATAGCCCAGTAGACGCTGGCAATTATTACGCCACCCGTAGCCGCCAGATTGCCGCCGCCCTGCGAGCTGCTGCGGAACAAGCGGCACCATTCTCAACCAACCTCAGGCAAAACCAAATTCATCAACGTCTCGTTGCCATCGCCACCGAACTTGAAGCCCAGTAGTCATTCCAACTAGACTGCCAGAACGGATCTAGACCCATGTTCCTCCTCGACGGCCGCCCCCTCAGCCCAGACGTGGCGTTCACCCACGACGGCATCCAGTACCCCGCCAACTGGCTCAGGTTGGCCAGCCCTGAGGAGCGCGAGGCGATCGGCATCACGGAGGTGCCTGACCCAATCCCGGTCGATCAGAGGTTCTATTGGGATACAGGCATCCCCAAGGACCACACGCAACTGGTCGAGCAGTGGGTGGCACAGACACGCACCACCGCCAACACGCTGCTGGCCCCTACGGACTGGATCATCATCCGCGAGGCCGACAACGGCAAAGCTGCTGACCCGCTACTCAAGACCTGGCGCGAGGACATCCGGCTGGCCACCGGCGTCAAGGTCACAGCCATCCGTGACACAGCCGACACCGACGAGCTGGCCACCTACATCACTGGCGCTGATTACCCCGTGTGGCCTGCTGATCCTTACGCGCCGCAGCCGGTGGTTGAGGAACCGGAACAGCTAGCCTTAGAACATGATTGAGCTGATCGCTGCTGTTGCTGGGGCATCCATCAGCGTCGCCGCGATGGGCGCGATGGGCTTCAGCAAGCGCAACGATGAAGCCCGCGATGCTGTAATCCGCCTCACCGCTGCCGTGGAGCATATCGCCACCCAACTCGAGGTGCTTCATAACGACATCAAGGAAGACCGCAAGGAGACTTTTTCGCGTCTTAACGGCGTTGAGCAGCGCGTCACTATGCTTGAGGCACGCCCACACCATTGACCATGGACGCGCAAACCGTCGCCGTCATCGCCATCATCCTCGCCGCTGGTAGCGAGGTTATCGCGTTGACCCCGCTCAAGTCCAATAGCTGGATCCAACTGCTGCTGCAGGCACTGCGCCTGATGTTCCCCAAGCGTGGCTAAGGAACCAATCAGGCTGACCGACCTGTTTCGGTACTACAAACACGGCACGCCGCATCAGATGGCGGCCATCGTTGAACTGGAAGCTGAGCTGTTAAAGGCTGCGCCGGAATTGTTTAACAAAGACCAGGCGTGGTACAAGACATGGCAGCAGGGCGGCAAGCTGCACAACTATGACGCGGCTGCGCAACTCATCCGCGAGTTTGAGGGCTGCCACCTGTCGGCTTACCCGGATCCGCTTAGCGGCGGCGAGCCATGGACTATTGGCTATGGCACCACTAGATACAGCGACGGGCGCAAGGTGCAGCGCGGCGACAAGATCAGCGTCATCGACGCCAACCGGCTGCTGGATCTAGAGATCGAGCGCATCGCCAGCAAACTGCGCGGCACAGTGCCGTTCTGGAACGCAATGAGCGGCGACAAGCAGTGTGCCCTGATTAGCTTCGCCTACAACCTTGGCTCGGGCTTCTACGGTGCTGCTGGCTTTGAGACCATCAGCAAGCGGCTCAAGGCGAAGGAGTGGGCCAAGGTGCCTGAGGCCATGTTGCTGTACCGCAACCCCGGAACGGCCGTAGAGGCTGGCCTGCTGCGCCGCAGGCAAGCGGAAGGCAGGCTGTGGGGTATTGAGTCGCAAACCGCCAAGTTGAGCCCTAGCAGCCCATTCTCAGCGCACATCACGCCGCACATCCGCATTGGCGAGTTTGCGTTGGACCAGGAAGCGCGGCGCTTTGACCACCAGCACCAAGTCGATACAGCCGCCGAGTTGGCGGCATTCCTCGAGCGCGTGCGTGGTGCGTTTGGTGGTAAGCCTGTGGTCATCACCAGCGGGTATCGACCGTCAGCCATCAACCGCAGCGTTGGTGGTGCCAGTCAGTCAGAGCACCTCTATAACGCCCCTAGCGTCGGCGCGGTTGACTTCTACGTGGCAGGCGCTGACATCTACGCCGTGCAGGACTGGTGCGTCAAGCATTGGCCGTATAGCACCGGCCTAGGCGCACCTAAAGGCTTCGTGCATCTTGGGATACGCCAAGGCAAGCCGCGTCTCACCTGGCCTTATTAGACTCCTGGTGTAAGCCGATACCACGGCATGGCGATCACCACGACGCGGCTGTCGCCAGAGCTGCTAGAGGTACGGATACCGTATCAGAGCAGGCAGGACTCTGCAACGTTCCTGCTTGCATCAGACATCCACCTCGATAACCCGAAATGTGACCGCAAGCTGCTGCTGCAGCACCTAGACGAATGCAAGCAGCGCGGCGGCCGGGCGTTGATGTTTGGCGATGTCATGTGCCTCATGCAAGGCAAGAAAGACAGACGCGGCAGCAAAGGCGACATCAGGCCAGAGCACCTCGGCGGTAATTACTTTGATCTGGTGTTCCGCGAGTCAGCAGACCTGCTCAAGCCTTACGGCGACATGATCCTGATGATGGGCGACGGCAACCATGAGACCGCTGTGCTCAACAATCAAGAGATCGACCCGCTAGAGAATGTCGTCCGGCTCATGCGTAACGATGGTGCGGTCACTGAGCACATGGGTTATCAAGGTTTCGTGCGGTTTGTGTTTTACCAACCGACCGGCAGGGTGCGGCGCTGCACGTTGTTCTTTCACCACGGCGCATGGGGCGGCATCATCACCAAAGGCACCATGGGCGGTGGGCGGTATGCGCAGATTGCGCCTGACGCTGACATCATGGTCAACGGCCACAACCACGAACGCAGCATCGTGGCGCACCCGTGCTACCGCATCGCAGAAAACGGCAAGGCATGGATCGAGCAGCGCTGGCACTTGCAGACCGGCACTTATAAACAAGAGTTCGGCGCTACAGGCGGCTGGGCTATTGAGCGCATCGTGATGCCTAAATCGCTCGGCGGCATCTGGATGACGCTGCGGCCACGGGATCGCGGCGGCGTTGACATCACCTGCGAGCCAACGGTATGAGGCAGTACGTCCTAGAGGTGGAATACACCATTGTTGTCGAATCAGACAACGACGACCCGGAAGCGGTATCGGATGACTTCGTGGCGCGGCTCACTGAGTTAGCGCCGTCCAACGATCACATCCTGGGCTTGTCCGTCCAGGTGCTACCTATCCCCGAGCTTCGTGGATCATCTGATTGATGGCTCAAACCTTATCCCGAAACGCAATGCAAAGCATTTATTCAGAAAACAGATATTCGAAGCATGGGGCCATCAATGTGCGTACTGCGGCGTACCGGCTGACACGCTGGACCATGTGAAGCCACGCCATAAGGGCGGCGCTACAGTTGCCAGCAATCTTGTACCGGCGTGCCGGAATTGCAACCGTCGCAAAGGCAGCGAAGAATGGCGCGAATGGTTCAGCCGTCAAGATTCATGGACCGTTGACCGCGTGCTAAAGATTCAGGACTGGTTGATTGATTAAGCATCTGGTGATAAAAGACCATTGCTTGCCAATCTTGCGCATGGTCTCTACACATTCCGTTATAACAAACGCGCCATTTATCGTTGTGTTTTTCTATCGTCGGTTCCAAGGGGTGTACCTGTCAACGGGTTGCTCATTAGCATACGCAGCCGCTTGATGCCACGGCGCTCAAGGTCCTGCAATTTGCTTTTGCTGATGTTAAGATCCCGCTCCAGCTCTGCCCAAGTGATAGGTTTACTGATAAGCCGTGCGCGCAATACTTGCTGCGTGATGTCATCAAGGTATTTGTTGAAATATTCCATCATCTCCTGTATCTCTTGCCTTGTTTCTTCTTTTGTAAATGCAGGATCAGCGATCATGTCAACAATCACATTGTTTTCGGTGTCTGCAATATGCGCATCCAGGCTGGTGACGCGGTAAGACTGCTTCAGCAGCATGGATAAATCTTCAACGCCAACGCTGATCTGGTCTGCAATTTCAGTCATCGACGGCGTGCGGCCTAGCTCATGGCCTAGTTGCTGCGCGACACGGCCAACCTTAAACAGCATCTCATGGACACTGACCGGCAGCTTAATAACCGGGTCATACGTGACCAGCGCTCGTGTAATAGCCTGCCGAATCCACCAGTAGGCATAGGTTGAGAACTTGTAACCTCTGCTTGGGTCGAACAGATCAACCGCACGCGACAGGCCGATATTGCCCTCTTGGATCAGGTCGATAAACTCAAGCGTCTTATGGCTGCGTTTGTCGTATTTGCGTGCGACATGGACCACAAGCTGCAGGTTGGACTGGATAAACCGTTGCCTAGCGCGGTCGCCGCTACGCAGCTCGCGGCGTTCGTCGGTCGTCAGCGCACGGTCTAACTGCTTTAGTTCACGCCACCGCTGCACACGTCTGCCGAGTTGTATCTCTTGCTGCGGTGTCAACAGTGGATATTTAGCGATACTGTTTAGGTAGTCCTTGACATAATCAGCCATGATGAGACCATTGGTTCACACAATAGAAGCACAGTTCCACGGTGCTGCCAATGCGCAGGTGCTGCGGGAGCTGCATGAACGCGGCGACTGGAACGGATTGCTGGAATATGCACTGCTGCTGGCTGAGCAAGAAGCCAGCCAGCGGTCGCAGATTAAGTGGTTGGTTGGCGAGGCAATGCGCTCATGCAGCGTTGAACCGTGGCATCTGGCTGCGGCCAATGAACTGCTTACTGGCGGCCACTAGCTTGTCGTTGTTGTAGTGGCCGACTGCTGCATAGCTCAATGCAGGGCGTTGGCTCATGCGGAAAAAGACCATCTGACCAATCTTGAGCCCTGGGTACACCGGCAGCGGCTGCAGTTGGCGTGCGTTCTTTAGCTCAAGCGTCAGCGCACTACCGTGCCACCCTGGGTCGGCGTAACCAGCGTGCAGGTTTTCGTAACCCTCGCGGGCGCGGCTGGACTTCAAAAAGAACAGCCCAGCCACATCCTCAGGCATCACGAACGTCTCGATCGTCTGCGCAAGGATGAACTGCCCAGGCACCAACTCGTATGGGTGGTCGGGTGTGTAGTCCTTAATCGACAGCGGGATCATCTGGTGTGATTCGACCGATTCAAGCATGATCAGGTCACCCAACCGCAGGTCCAGGCTGGCTGGGTTGATCAGCTCCGGCTGGTGATGTTGCACCATGCCTTGCGCGATAAGGTCATGGATCTCGGTGTCGCACAGAATCATGGGTCCAGGTGATGAGGTGATTGGGTAAAAATTGCTCTTGAGGCTGAAACGTGTACCAGCGATGACCGCAGGCTTTGCATTTGCGGCGGCGGTAAATCGTACCGTCGTTTTGTTTTGTTAGAACCACATAAGTGCAGTGGCTATTGCATTTCGGGCACGGTGTTTGAACGGCGGGCATCTTCTAGATTTTGTGCCATGACTGCTGCACTGCGCAACATGGTGCTGAGCTTGACTGGTTTCATGTCTTTCCAGCAGGCGTACCTGATGGCATGACGGAAGCCCATGCTAATGTTGCCGTCGCCTAGTTTGCGTGCGGCTTCAACCTCTTCCCGCGTCATGCGGATATTAACCGTCAGGTTGCGGCCTTTACCGACAGCGCGGCGGTCACTTAAGTTATCAGCCACTGCATGTACCAGTTAGCTTTGCGCATGTCTTGCGCCGGGTTGCCTTTGTGTTCAGCGCGCCAGATGTATTTAATGACCTGACCTTTGCAGTAACCCCGGAACTCGTCCGGGGTCAGTGCTGCCTGGATGGCTTCGATGCACTCAATACCGCCTTGCGTGTAGTGCGGCGGGTGGTTGACCAGATCAGTCATCCTGCAGCAGCTCCATCAGCTTGAGCACATATGCAGCAAAGGCGACATGGGTCATAACAGCATGGGTGCCCGGAGGCACCCCATAACTGTCACGCCACCACTCCTCAAAGGCTGCTTTGATGGCGGGTTCGTTCATCAGAATGCAGCCTCCTCGGTCTTAGGACGGGGCAGATACTCAAACCGCTGCACGTTAAGCACATGTTTGCTGCGTTTGGTGCCGGTGTCCTTATCGGTCCAGTCTTGGCGGCGGATGGAACCAGTCACCATGATGCTGTCGCCTTTTTTGCAGTTGTCGGCAATCATCTCGCCGCCTTTACCCCAGACTTCTACATCAATGGCATTGTTGATGTAGTTGCCGTCTTTATCTTTGCCTTCGCTGATGCCACCACCGAAGTTGCAAACACAAGTACCAGAATCAAAAAACTTAATCTGCGGTTCGCTAATAATACGAACGACGCCGGAAGCATAAAGGGTCATGGATTGATGGGGGTAATGGAGTTGGATTCTTCAAAAGCCAGGACATACGCGATTGGATACCTGACCCGCGACTCACCTAGTGGCAAGCCAAACCGTGGCACGGTGTAATAGCTCGGTCCTTGACCACGCAGCCGCTGGGATTTAACGCTGCTTGGCTTTAAGCCCCAGCGTGCTGCTAGTTGCTCAGTCGTCAGATACAAGATCAGCCTCCTTCTCAAGCATCTGCTGCAGCAGCTTGTCGTGTTGCTCCTGCGTCAGGTCGCCGTCCTCTAGGCGCTTTGCCATACGCGGCTGCAGTTCCTCTAAGTCCTGCAGGCTCTTGGCCTTAGCAATGGCAGCAGCACCAGCGGTAAAGGTCTTGCTGGTGTCCTTGGCCTGGACGGTGGTGACGGTCACCGGCTCTGCATCAGCCTGCTGCATCTCGTCAGTGGTGTAGACGCCGGACATGTCGGCAGGAAATGCCTTACGCAGTGCTAGAGCTTCGGAGCATTTGGCGATCATCGCGGCAGGCATCTTGGCCCATAAACCTTGGCCTGCGTTGTAGTCCGCAAACCGTGCAACGCCGACGAAAGCATGGTTACTGCCTTTGCGGTGGACAATGGTCTTGGCAGCAGCGGGCGGCTTAGATGACAGCCATACGTCACGCCAGTCGCCTTCTTCGCCACACCAATAGGTCTCACTACCGTCCAGTTGGCCAGTGCGCTCTGCAATGGCGCGCAGGCCGTCGATGCCTGCTTGGATGGTTAGCTTGCCGCCGCGCTTGATGGCGTAGATCTGCTTGCTGAACGGGTCAAGGCCAGTGCGTTGGCACGCATAGGCAAACAGCCGCAGCTCGTCATTGGTGCAGCCCGGTGCAATGGTGCTGCTGATCAGTTGGACTTGGTCAGGTGTCCAAGTTGTGATTTGTGAAGTCATCAGAAGGTCTCAGTTTGGATGGGATTTGTTGCCCACTTAGGCAGGCTGATGGTCTGAATGGTCGTGTCGCCGTAGCCGGGCCACGCATTGGCGGCCTTGCATCCGGCGATCACGTCCAATGCATTATCCCGCGTGGTTCGCCCTAATGCAAGCGCATCGGCGTCCAGCTCGTACACCGCAACGGCGTGCGGGTACGTCTTCTCGACGGCGACAAACACAAACCGCTCAGCGCCATGTAAGCCAGCGAGATAATGCGCCGCTTGGACGTGGTAAGCGAATGTAGCCACGCTGCGGGCAAAGGCCTGCGGGCTGGCGTCGGTGGTGGTCTTGATGTCTACCACCGTGTCGCGTTGGTACCAGTCCGGGCGGCACTTGCAGCGCATCCCTGTGGCGGTGTCATTCCACCAGAAGGATTGCTCGGCCTTGCCTTGCTGCAGCAGTGCTGCGGCTGCCGAGTGGTTGCGGACCGCAGCGCTCATGCCAAGCGCCAGCGCCATGTCGGTGCTGGTGACAGCCTCGATGCCCTCAGCAGCCATGCGCTCAGCTTGCTCTTTGCCGGCCTTGGTATTGCGTGCTGCGCACACGCCGTAGCGCTGCAGCAGCTCGTCAGGCTCAAGGATGGCGCAATGGGCAAGGCTGCCTAGCTTCATCGCAGCGGTTGGTTCAACCGGTTTGCGGTCTGGGTTGATGTACCGACTCCAATAGTGGTAAGGCGACTGCATTACCGCTTTGAGGTGGCTGGCGCTAACGGCTGGGTCGGCGTGGTACTGCTCGTTGGTGATGGTCACGCGGTCACCCCCTCGCGCAGCCTGCGATGCAGGCGCGATGCTGGGCCATAAGTGGCGTATATCTCAGGAAATGCAAGAAGCAAGCGTTCGCGGTTGATTGGGTCAGCCTTAAGGCCAGCCTCCCCTAATGCCCTAAAAAAACTGCTTGCATATTCCGTAGCCGTAATGCAAGTCCAATACAGGTCGTTGTCAGTCATAAGATGGTTGCGGTGAGATCGAGGGGGGCGTGGCTGCCCCCATTTTTCTACGCCAGTGCCTGCCTGACGCGGTAGCGGCTGATGCGCATGTGCTCCGCAATGCGGCGCTGCGACCAGCCACGGCTGCGCAGCCGTTTGGCGCGTTGCCCGGTGCTCTCGGTTGCCCATAGCAGGATGATGATGGGCAGCAGCAGCAGGGCTGCGATGAAGGCGAGTGTTGTTGCCATGGGTGGGATTTGTGGACCCCCACATCCTACACCATGGTCGGCCGTGGTCAACCCTTCTGTAACAAAACCCAGTCAGCCAAGTACTGGTGTATAGGTTTCGTCGCAAACCAGCGCCTTTGCGTCCTCCACAGACCGCGCTACGCCAGCAATGCCGCCTGCAGCCTGTACTGCATCCAGCCACTGCTGCTGCTCTGGCCTGAGCCTGCCGGTTGGGGTCTTGACCTCGATGCTGAGGAACACAGCC